AGGGCGAGCCGCAGATTCGGCGGGATGGGGTGCTTCCGGTTCTCCCAGGAGGAGACTGTCTTCCTGGTGACGCCCAGGAGCGCCGCAAGGGCCTCACTGCTGAGGCCCCTGTCTGTCCGCCACTTGACGAGTTCGAGCGGGGTCATGCGCGGAGCCTCCTGTTGAAGTTTCTCGCCAGCAGCGCAACCCGGAGTTCTTCGTCAGTCTTGCCGAAAATGTCGGCGGCAAGGGCGCAGGCGACTGTTGCTGAAGGGTCTTCACTCCTTCCAATGAAGCAGGTTAGATCCTCGTTATCGAGAAGCCAGTCGAGCGTTTCGCGGTATCCCATACGCTTTGCCATCTTCATTCTCCCTTGTGTTGGCGCGCCTTCCGGCGCCGTTCCCAATCGGCCTGAATGAACGAAGGCACCCAGTCGTCCTCGCCGGTTTCCCGAATTGGCACTGGCGCCGCTTCGATCGGCGCGATGCCTTGGTGGACGATGTAGGACAGCGTGTTGAGGGCCAGCGCCAGTTCATCCCGGTCGTTGATGACCATTTTGCAGACTTCGCTTGCCTTCCGGCCTTCCTCTCTGGCGTGACGCTCCGCATCCGCCTTCATGGGGAAGAACCGAGTTCCAGACTGATAGACGATCATTTCGCAATTCCTCCGTGGCGATGGATCCAGCGGTTGATCGAAAAAGTAATAACCGACCTCACGCCTACTCTCCTGTGTGGTGGGGGCATTCGCGCCCCCGGTGGGTTTCAGAGGTCGATCACTTCGCCTTGACGGTCAGTTCAAGGATCTCGACGCGGTTGTCGGGCTGTTTGCACTTGGCGGCTGACTTCATCGCCAGGTCGCGGCGGCCGCAGAAGCCGACCAGGAAGAACTCCTCATATTTGCCCTCGGCCTTGCGCTTCTCGACCAGGGCGATGCGCTCGTTCCTCCTGGTTTCGGCGTACTGCTCTGCGGTGCCATGGGCCGCAACAATCTCGCGGGTGCGCTCTGACTTGTCCCAGCTGCGCGGCTCTTCGCCTGCATCCCACTTTGCGACAAGCTCCTGGTAGAATTTGAAGTTGCTGATGTCGGTCCTGCGCCAGCCCGAGTTCATCGCGTTATGTTGCGCGACCTGGTAGCTTTCGGTGCAGACGACTGCGTGGGTGTAGGTGCGGTCAGACTTCCTGGTGAAGACCGATCCGTCAGATGCTGTCGCGGTGTATGTGAACTGTGCCATGCCCGTGTTCTCCCGTTGTTGGTGATCAATATGTAACGACACGTTACATGATAGTCAATAGGAAAAATCCTATCAGAACTGCCGCAGCCTCTCAGAAAGGCAAACAGCCATGGCCAAAAAGAAACTGGGCGCCCCGCCCAAATACGACCAGACCACCAGAGACGAGATCTGCGCAGCCCTCGCCGAAGGCCGCAGCCTGCGCTCAATCTGCAGGCAGGAGGGGATGCCCTCGATCGTCCTGGTATTGCGATGGTTGAGGGAAGAACCGGCTTTTGTGACGCAGTACGTGCATGCGCGCGAGGCCCAGGCCGACGCCCTTGCCGAGGAGATCCTCGAGATCGCCGACAACGCGTCGAACGACTGGATGGAGCGCGAGGATCCCGAGAACCCGGGGTTCAGCCTCAACGGCGAACACATCCAGCGCTCCAAGCTGCGTGTCGACGCCCGCAAGTGGTGGGCGTCCAAGGTGGCGCCGAAGAAATACGGCGACAAGGTCGAGCAAACGCTCAAGGGCGAGGTTGCGGTTCGCAACGTCCGCATAGCCGTCGAGGCGGCTCAGTGGGCGCCACGAAGCCCCGACGATGCTTCGGGACGATGAGACTGTCGTCAGGCTGAGGGTTCCGCCCAAGCTGCTGCCGCTGTTCAAGCCGGCGCGGTACAAGGCGGCCTTCGGCGGTCGAGGCAGCGCAAAGTCTCACACGTTCGCCGAGATGCTCATTGCCCGGGCATTCGAGGCCAAGATCCGCGCGGTGTGCATCCGCGAGGTGCAGTCCACGATCAAGGACTCGGTCAAGCAGCTGCTCGAGGACAAGATCATCAAATTCGGGTGGCAGGACGCCTTCGACGTCGTCCGAGACGAGATCCGGTGCATCGAGACCGGCTCGACCATCATCTTCCGCGGCATGCAGTCGTTCAACGCGGAGAACATCAAGTCCCTCGAGGATTACAACATCGCCTTCGTTGAGGAGGCCCAGGTTCTCAGCGATCGATCGCTTCGCCTGCTGCGGCCGACCATCCGCGCCGAAGGATCCGAGATCTGGTTCGCCTGGAACCCGCGTTTCGACAGCGACCCGGTTGATGCGTTCTTTCGGAAGGTTCCGCCCAAGGATGCGATCATCATTGAGGTGAACCACTACGACAACCCGTATTTCCCGGCCGTCCTGGTCGAGGAAATGAAGGGTGACTATGAGCGCGACCCCGAGATGGCGGAACACGTCTGGGGCGGCGGTTACGAGATCATCAGCGAGGCGGCCTACTACGCCAGGCTGATCGCCAAACTGGAGAAGGCCGGCCACGTCGGCGACTTCCCGCACGACCCCAGCCTGAAGGTCTACACAAGCTGGGACATCGGGGTCGACGACTACACCGCGATCTGGTTCTTCCAGATTCGGCGCGACGGCATGGTCAACGTCATCGACTATTTCGAGGCATCTGGCCTCGGCGCCCAGGAGTGCGTCCAGCAGGCCCTGCCGGAACACCTCGACAACGAGCGCGAGAGCATATCCATGCTGGCCGAGATCGGTCGGTGGCGCGCCTGGTCGTACAGCGGGCACTTCCTGCCGCACGACGTCAGGAACCGCGAGTGGGGCGCCGGGGCGAAGTCCCGCGTCGAGACGCTGATGGAATTGGGCCTGCGCAATGTCCGCAAGGGCGCCGCGACAGATCCAGCCGATCGCGTGAACGCCACGCGCGAGCTGCTCCCGGTGTGCTTCTTCAACCAGACGCCCAGGGTGATGCTCGGGCTGTCCCGGTTGCGCCGCTACTCAAGGAAGATGAACAACCAGCTGGGCACCTATCTCGGCCCGCTGCACGACGACAATTCGCACGGCGCCGACGCCTTCGGCGAGTTTGCAATCAATGCAGGCATCCGCGCCGCGCCGCCGGCAGACGACACGAAAAAGCAGCCGACCGGCACGGTCCTCCTCGAGGGCGCCCCGAAACCCCGCAGCAAAACGAAGATCAGATTATGAGCGCTGTTGACGATCTCGAATCCGACGCGGACGGCGCTGCCGATCAGAAGCGTCAGGAGCCCGACAAGAGCCTGAAGGAGGGCTCTCTGTGGGATTCGTACCTGCACGACTATGAAAAGGCCTTCAACGGCTGGAACGAGAAGATCGACCGCATCGAGAAGCTGTACGCCGATGAGGCGATGCTGAAGCGGGACAACAACGAAAGCGAGATGAAGGTCTTCTGGGCCAATATGGAGGTGCTGAACCCTTCGGTGTTCTCGCGCCAGCCGGTGCCGGTGGTCGCGGCCAAGTTCAAGAGCCGCAAGCCCATCGTCCAGAAGGCATCCGAAGTCCTTGAGCGCTGCCTGGCGTCGTCCTTCGAAGCTGACGACATCCAGGGCACCATGAAGCTGGTGCGTAACGACTTCACACTTTCCGCTCGCGGCGTGCCGTGGGTGCGGATGGAAGTCGAGGGCGACTACGAGTGTGTGAAGATCGAACACCTCTCCCGGCGCGACTTCGCGCACGGGCCAGCCCGCAAGTGGAAAGAGGTACCCTGGGCTGCGCGCCGCGCCTTCCTGACAAAGAAGGAAATGCGCGAGCGCTTTGAACAGTTCAGCGGGAGCCTGTACCTTGAGGCCCAGTACACGACGAAGGGCACGGGCGAAAAAGAGGACGAAGATAAGTCCGTCGAGAAGAAGGCGGTCGTCTGGGAGTTCTGGCACAAGGTGCTGGGCGTCGTCTGCTGGCACTCGCCGGGGCTGAAGCAGGTTCTCGACATCACAAACGAGCCGCCGCTCAACCTGAAGGGCTTCTTCCCGTGCCCCAGGCCCGCCTACGGCACGCTGGTGCCTGGCACGCTGAAGCCGATCCCAGACATGGCCTACTATGCGGACCAGCTGGAGGAGATCAACAGCCTGACGAACAGGATCTCGGCGCTGTCCGAGATCGTGAAGCTGCGCGGCTTCTATTCCGCCGGCAACGACGAACTGAAGACGGCGATCGAGAGCGCAATCGCGCGCACGGATCCCAATGCCGTCCTGATCCCGATCTCCAACGTCGGCCACCTGGGTGGCGGGCTTGCCGAGGCGCTGGTCTGGATGCCTCTCGATCAGATCATCAACGCCCTGCAGGCGCTCGTCCTGATGCGAAAGCAGCTGATCGAGGACGTCTATCAGATCACCGGCCTGTCGGACATCATGCGCGGCGCCACGGATCCGAACGAGACGCTCGGCGCGCAGCAGCTGAAGACCCAGTACGGGTCGATCCGCGTCCGCGAAAAGCAGGAGGAACTGGTTCGCGTGGCTCGCGACCTGGCTCGCATCACTGGCGAGATCATCAGCGAGCAGTTCAGCATTCAGACCATCAAGGCCATGGCGCAGTACGACGAGGCGCCCCTGCAGGCCGAGATCGAGCAGCAGCTGGGCCAGATCCGCGAGCAGGTAGCGAAGCTGCAGACCGATCCGCAGATGATGCAGGCCGCGCAGGCGAACCCGCAGCAGGCGCAGCAGATCATGGGCCAGGTCAATCAGGCCGTGCAGAAGCTGCAGTCGACCATCACGCTCGACGCCATCGTGCAGCTGCTGAAAGACGAGAACATCCGGCCGTTCGTCCTCGACATCGAGACGGATTCGACCATCATGCCCGACGAGAACGCCGCCAAGCAGCGCGCGACCGAGTTCCTCGGGGCTCTCGGCACCGCACTGGCGCAGCTGATCCCGATGGTTCAAGGCCAGCCCGAGAGCGCTGAGTTTGCCGGTGAGGTGATCAAGTTCGCCGTGTCGCCGTTCCGCGCCGGCCGCAGCCTCGACCAGGCAATCGATGACTTCGTTGAGAAAATGAAGCAGACGGCCGCGCAGCCACGTCCGAACCCGGAGCAGGAGAAACTCCAGGCCGAAATGAAGACCAAGGAAGCCGAGGCCGCCGCCAAGGCGCAGGAGCGCGAGCAGCAGGCAAAATTGGCCGAGCAGAAGCACAACCAGGAAATGCAGAAGACAAAGGCCGCGCACGACGCCGCAATGGCTAAAATCGAAGCGGAAATGGCTCGAGACGCCCAGCGCCACAACCTCGAAATGGAGCGCCTCACCATAGAGCGTGATGCCGCCAAGGAATCTGCGGACATCCAGCGCGACCAGGCGATCGAGAAGCACAGCCGAGAGGTCGAGTTGTTCGACCGTCGAGAAGGCGAGCGCCTCAGCGAACGCGAAACAAGATCTGCTGAGCCGGCCGAAAGCCCAAAGGCTGAGCGGTCAGAAACGTCTGAAAAAATGCTCGAGATGGTTATGCAGAACCAGGCCGCGATTGCGCAGGCAGTCGGCTCGCTCGGCCGCTCCCGAAAGATCATCAAGGACCGCAACGGCGACATATTGGGGATTGAATAATGCCAAAAAGCACGATTACCTGCAACCGCATCCTGGCGCTGATCTTCAACGCTACGGCATGGGCAGACATTGCGGAGAACGACACTTCCGCGCCGCTGACCAACCTGTACCTGTCGCTGCACACCGCCGATCCGGGTGTGGGCAACAGCCAGTTGACCAACGAGACGTCCTACACGAACTATGCCCGCCTCGCGGTTGCCCGCACAACGTCGGGATGGGATGTCCCGGCATCTGGCCTGACACAGAACGCGGCATTGGCCCAGTTTGCCCAATGCGGCGTCACCGGAGCGACCATCACGCACGTCGCGGTCGGCACGGCATCGTCTGGCGCTGGAACCGTGCTTTATGCTGGCGCGCTCGATGCTTCCCTGGCCGTGGCCAACGGCATCCAGCCACAGTTTGCAGCAGGCGCCCTGAATGTGACGGAGACTTGATCGTGAAATACACCTGCAAGGAATGCGGCAAGGTGGTCAGCGTCGAGAACGGCAACATCAAGCGCGATTGCGCTTGTGACAACGGTATCATCGCGCACATGACCGCCACCGTTCGCGGCGAATCCAAGATGGCATCCGGAGCCCGCAGGTAGTGGCTGGCTTCAGGAACCTCAAGGAATACGTCGAGGCCGAAGACAACGGCCAGTATCACGTCGCGTTATTCCGCAAGGCGAACCCTGGGACCACCGTAAACCAGAGCAAATGGTTGGATTTGATTTATTCGGGCGGCTCGCCAACGGCGCACTTCTACGCATCCTCGCCTCTTGAAGCGGCGCTGATCCCGCGGGCCCGCGGCTTCGATGTCCCGAATGTGGCGCCAGCCCGGCAAGTCCTGAGAAACATCAAAATTCAAAGTTTGTCCCGGTCGTCTACGCAAAACTCGAACGACCGCAACCAGATGATCCTTTGTGACTATCTGCTCTACTATCCATTCATCGACATGGACGCGACCGGCGATCCGCAAACGCTGATAAACGACGTGGCCTTGCCGGAACGATACCCGGAAGGCGGGCAAGTCGTCGCTGTCGGCCAGTCGGCCAACCCTGGGGGCGGCGCCTTCACGTTCACCTACACCAATCAGGATGGAACGTCGGGGCGGGTTGCGCCCACTCAATTGATCACGGCGGTCAACGGCGGCGGCCAGGTTGTCGGCGGTTCGATCACGAACTCGAACAACGGACTTCCGTTCTGCATGTTGCAAGGCAACGATACCGGCGTCCGCTCGATTGAGGATGTCACCTTCACAGTCGCAGGCGGCG